CGGTCTGCCCTTCTGCGGGTTTCCGGCCCGCGTTGTTCCCGTCCCCGTTGCACACACATTGGCATTCATCCCCCCCGAAGGCGAGCGAAATCTGCTGAGAATAAGCAGATTCTTTCTGCCCGGGGTGTGTTCGGGACTGGCGCAGAACGTGCGCCCCGGCCCGGAATCCCCGCCGGTTGGCCCCGTTCGGGCCGACCGCCCCCCCCCCGCCTATCCGGCGCCCCGCCCCGCCGGGACGCCGGATAGGGGATCGTCCCGCCAACGGCCGGACAAAGCCGGACAAAGCCGGACGCACACTGGCACTGAGTATGCTCATGCGTGGCCGCGTCCCCGTACTACATCGATTCCGAACGCGCCGACCGCGCGGAGGCCTTCTTCTCCCAGATGCTGCGGCACAGCAAGGGGCGCTGGGCGGGCCAGCCGTTCGCGCTCGAGCCGTGGCAAAGGGACCTGGTCCGCCGCGCCTTTGGCTCGATGGACCGACGCACCAAGCGCCGCCGCTACCGCCGGGTCTTCGTGTTCATCCCCCGAAAGAACGGCAAGAGCACCATGGGCGCGGGCGTCGCCAACTACCTGCTCACCGCCGATGGGGAGGCCGGCGCCGAGGTCTACAGCGCGGCGCTCGACCGCGAGCAGGCGTCGATCATCTTCTCCGAGGCCAAGTCCATGTGCCTGCAAGAGCCGCTCTTGCGCGAGCAGTGCACCATCTACCGGCGCGCGATTGTCGTTCCCGACACGATGAGCTCGTACAGGGTCCTGAGCGCCGACGCAGAGAATAAGCACGGCCTCAACGCGCACGGGGTCATCTTCGACGAGCTCCACACCCAGGACGATCGCGACTTGTACGACGTGCTGATTACCTCGACGGGCGCACGCGAGCAGCCGATGACGTGGATGTTCACGACCGCCGGGTTCGATCGCGCGAGCATCTGCTACGAGGTCTACGACTACGCCAAGCGCGTCCTGGCCGGCGAGATTGACGACCCGGAGTTCCTGCCCGTGATCTTTGAGGCGGGCCCCGACGACGACTGGAAGGACCCGAAGACCTGGCACAAGGCGAATCCGAACCTGGGCGTTACACTTGAGCTCGGATACATGGAAGCGGAGTGCAGGCACGCGCAGGCGACTCCCCTGTACGAGAACACCTTCCGCCGCCTTCACCTCAACCAGTGGACGCAGCAAGAAACGAGGTGGGTGTCCGTGGAGCGATGGGACCAGAACGCCGGCCCGACGCGAGCGCTCTCCGGCCGCCGCGGATGGACCGCCATGGACCTCAGCCGCAAAACCGACCTGACCGCCGCGGTCACCGTGTTCCCCGACGACGACGGCACGTACGACATCCTGGCGAAGTTCTGGATGCCGCGCGAGAACGTCGGGGAGAAGGAGCGGCGCGATCGGGTCCCGTACTCGGCCTGGATCCGGGACGGCCTCATCGAGGCCACCGAGGGCAACGTCGTCGACTACCGCTCGGTCCGGCACTATGTGCTGGAGATCGGTAAGCTTCATGAGATCGTCGAAGTTGCGTATGATCCCTGGAACGCCACACAGATCGCGGTGGAGTTGCAGGACGACGGCGTGGTGGTCGTTGAGCACATGCAGGGCTTCAAGAGCATGTCTGAGCCCATGAAGTCCCTGGAGGCGCTGATCATAGATGGCAAGCTCAGGCACGGCGGCAACCCGGTGCTCCGATGGATGTTTTCGAACGTCGCCGTCGAGATGGACGCCGCGGAGAACATCAAGCCGAGCAAGCGCAAGTCGCGTGGGCGCATCGACGGTATCGTCGCGTTGGTCATGGCGATCGGGCGTGCGACGCTCGGCGGCACCGGTGGGAAGTCTGTCTACGAGGAGCGTGGCATCCGTGTCCTCTAACTCCTCAAACCCCGGGCTCATCGCGCGGGCGCGGTCATGGCTTGCCAGCCGGATTGAGCCGCGCGCCATCAAGTACAACGCCGTCGATTCGAGCTCCGATGCTGCAGCGGAGTACTTCGGCCTGCCGACCACGACAGCGGGCGTGTGGGTTGACGAGCGCGTCGCGATGCAGATCGGAACGTTCTTCGCATGCATCCGCAACATCGCCGACGACACTGCGAAGTGCTCTGTCGTCATTGGCGAGCGTCTCCCGAGCGGGGAGCGCCGCATCGTGCGCGACGACCCGCTGCACCATGTGCTCAACGTCGAGTTCAACCCGGAGATGTGCGCCATGGTTGGGCGGTCAACCATCATGGCGCACGCGGTGTCTTGGGGCAATGGGTACGGCGAGATCCAGTGGCGTGTGGACGGGGGCGTCGGCGCCATCTGGCCGCTCACGCCCGACAAGATGGTCGTCCGCCGCGGCCCCAGCGGGCTGCAGTACGTCTACGACGGCAAGCCCATCGACGCCGCGAACGTCATTCACATCCCCGGGCCAGGGTGGGACGGCCGGGTCGGATACTCGCCTGCTCGGCTGGCGCGGGAATCGCTTGGCAGCGTCATCGCAACCGAGCGGTTCGGTGCAGCGTTCTTCGGGAACGGCGCCCGCTTGTCTGGTAGCCTCACACACCCTGGCAAGCTCTCACCCGGGGCGTTCAAGAACCTGAAGGAGTCGTTCGACGAGAGGCACACTGGTGCGCACAACGCCGGCCGCCCGATCATTCTCGAAGAGGGCATGAAGTGGGAACAGATGTCCGTGCCGCCCGAGGACGCGCAGTTCCTTCTGACGCGGCAGTTTCAGGTGCCGGAGATCTGCAGGTGGTTCCGGATGCCGCCGCACAAGGTGGCAGACCTGGCCAAGGCCACGTTCTCGAACATCGAGCACCAGAGCATCGAGTACGTGACGGATTGCCTGCTCGGATGGATGATCCGCGCCGAACAGGAGTTCCAGCGGAAGTGCTACCGCGGCCGTTCGAACATGTTTGTCAAGCACAACGTGAACACGCTCCTGCGCGGCGATGCCAAGGCTCGCTTTGAGTCGTACGGCATCGGCCGCCAGTGGGGGTGGCTGACGGTAAACGACATTCTGCGGCTTGAGGACATGGATCCGATCGGCCCCGAGGGCGATGTGCACATGGTGCCCTCCAACATGCAGCCGGCGGAATCTCTCACGAAGCCCGCGGAGCCAACGCCCCCCCCCGCCAACCCCCCGCCCGCGCCGCCGGACGACGACGACGGAGAGTATGCTGCCGCCGAGCGCATCATCGATGTGTTCGCAGAGCAGGCGATCGCCACTTGCAAGATGTTTGAGAAGGTGGAATCCGACAAGGCATCTCGGAGCGTGGACATCGGCGCGCTGCGAGCCGAGTTCATGCCGCGCCACCTGACATACGTCGGCGACCGGATGCGCGGGCTGGCGAACCTCATCCAAGAAGCCGTGCGCGCCGGCTGCCCCTCGGTGCCGGAGCTGTTCGCAAAGGCCGCCGCGGCGAGGGGCGTTGCGGAGATCGTCGATCGCCGAACTGCGAAGTTGTCCACGGACACAGGCTGGACCGAGGAAACCAGCGCCGCTGATGGTCGAGCATTCATCGACACCATCAAGCGAGAGCTGCGTACGATGAAGAACGGGAGCCAGGTATGACCATCGCGCCGACCACCGTGAAGCCGAACCAAACGCCGATGCGCGAGGTGCGCGTCATGCACGCCAGCGAGTGCCGCGCCAAGCGCGGCGAGAAGGGCGTCGCGGTCGACGGCTACGCTGCCAAGTTCAACATCATCTCCGACGACCTGGGCGGGTTCCGGGAGGTCATCCGGCCCGGAGCGTTCGCGCGGGCGATCGCGGAGAAGCAAGACGTCGTGTTCCTATGGATGCACGATCGCGTCACCCTGATGGCGCGGACCTCGAGCGGAACCATGACCATCTCCGAAGACGGCGTCGGCCTCCGGTTCGAGGCCCGCCTGGCGGACACCCAATCTGGGCGGGACCTCGCGACGCTCATAGAGCGCGGCGATGTATCGAGCATGTCGTTTGCATTCCGCGCCCGGAAGGAAGATTGGGACTTCAAGCCCCCGATCGCGCTGCGCACTCTGATCGACGTCGACCTGTACGACGTCTCCGCGGTTGACGTCGGCGCCTACCCGCAGACCGAGCTTGGCCTTCGGTCGATGGAGGCGGCCCGCGCCGCGGTCGATGGGCCCGCGACGATGGACCGTCTGCGCCGCCGCCTTCGCCTGGCCGAAGCGGACGGTGCGCTGGTCTCGTGATCCCGTTCAAGGAGATCGCCATGGCGCGGCCGCCGCTCGCACCCGTTGGCTACAACCTCTCCGTGTACACCTGTGCGTACTGCACCAGGCGCCGCGGAGCGACCCAAACATGCGAGGGGTGTGGCGCTGCCTGGCGGTTTATCCGCCCACAGGGCGGCGCTGAACGAATGCCGCCGCATCCGAAACCGGCTCCCGCCAACCGCATCGTTTGCGAAGCCCGCGGGGACATTGGTCCTGCTCTCCCCAAATGGGGCGACGGCCGCATCGATAACTCGGCACGCAGATAGCCTCCACATGTCCATGTGCATATGCTGGTGCGTCCCCAGGCCCCTTGTCGGGCCCGTTCGCGAGCGCTTGCCCTTGTTGGCTTGAGCGGCCGCGGTCACTTCACACACATCTTGCAGCGAGGTTTTACCATGACTCTCAAGGAGTTGCTTGCGCAACGTCTCAAGCTCATCGCCGACGCCCGCGCCCTGCTTAACAAGGCCGAGGAGGAGAAGCGGTCGCTCACGCCCGAGGAATCCCAGGCCTACGACAAGCTGATGGACGAGGCCGATGGCCTCCTGACCAAGGCCAAGGAGTTGCAGACCCAGGAGGAGCGTAAGCGCCGCCTGGAGAGCGCTGAGGGCAACGCCTCCAGCATGCTGCCGCGGCAGACCGATGACCGAGGCGTCGGCGACAACTCGGACTCCAACCGGGGCGGCGCCGGATCGCACGGCGAGCTGCGCTACACGCCCCGCGGCGCACGCAGCGAGCGGGTGTTCCGCTTCCACGGTGCCGCGGGCTCCACCGAGTACCGGGAAGCTTTCGGCCGCTTCCTTCGCGATGGCGACCAGGTCGCTGTGCGCGAGTGCCGGGAGCTGACGGCTGGCGTCGCGACCCAGGGCGGCTACCTGGTCATGCCGCAGCAGATGGCCGCGGGGATCCTGCGCGCCGTCGATGACCAGACCTTCATCCGCCGGCTGGCGACGGTCATCCAGGTGCCCACCGCCGCGAGCCTCGGCGTTCCCACCCAGGAAACCAACCCCTCCGACCCCGATTGGACTGCCGAGGTCGCGGAGGTCAACGAGGACACTTCGCAGGCGTTCGGCAAGCGCGAGCTCAAGCCGGTGCCGCTCTCGAAGGCGATCGACGTTTCGCGCAAGCTGCTGCGCATGGTCCCGGAAATCGACGGCTTCATTGAGGAGCGCCTCGGGTACAAGTTCGGCATCGCCATGGAGAAGGCGTACATCTCCGGCAACGGTGCGAACCAGCCCCTGGGCGTGTTCACCGCCTCGGCGATGGGCGTGAGCACCGCCCGCGACGTGACCTGCGGCTCCAGCACCGCCATTACGGACACCGGCCTCATCGACATGCTTTACGGTCTGAAGGCTGGCTACCGCGATGACCCGTCGTGCGCATGGCTCTTCCACCGCAGCGCCATGGCGCAGATCCGGAAGCTGAAGGACAACCAGGGCGGCTACCTCTGGAAGCCCGGCCAGGGTCTGGAGAGCAACGTCGGCGACACGCTGCTCGGGAAGCCGGTCTACGAGTCGGAGTACGTGCCGAACACCTTCACGTCGGGTCTCTACGTCGGCATGATCGCGGCGTGGCGCTACTACTGGATTGCCGACAGCCTGCAGATGGAAGTGCAGCGCCTCGACGAGCTTCTGGCCCGCCGCAACCTCGTTGAGTTCATCGGCCGCGCCGAGTCGGACGGCATGCCGACCATCGAAGAGGCGTTCGTTCGCGGCAAGCTCGGCTAATCGGCTGCCGTGTTTCGTCCCGCGAGAGCGGGCAACACAACATCAACATGATCGTGTAAGCGATCGGGAGCGAAGTATGAATGCTCAGGAGCTTGGTTCGGACGTTCTCGTTTCTTCGGCGATCGACGCGACGGCGTCTGGTGGCACTGCGCTCGCGGGCACGGTTGACATGGCCGGTTTCGACGGCGTGATGTTCATCGTCCCGATGCACGTTGCCAACGCCGGCAACTTCATCAAGGCAGGCCAGGGCGACGCCGCCAACGGCTCGGACGCGGTCGACCTCGAGGGATCGAAGGTTGTGCCCCTGGCAAACTTCGATCTTGCCATCCTCGACATTTACCGGCCCAAGCGCGGCACGCTCGGGCCGCGCTACATCACCTGCCATGTGATCCGGGCCGGTGCCGCCACCGCCATTGGCGGCTGCATCGCGATCCGGTATCACAGCGCCAAGAAGCCGCAGGTCAACACCGTCACCGGCCAGAGCATCTACAAGCTGCTCACCAGCCCCGCCGAAGGCACGGCGTAATCCGGTTCTCCGTGGGCCGGGGCGGCTGCTCGCGCGGGAGCGGCCCCCCGGTCTTTGCTTACATTCGGCAGCGACCCGCCGCGACGGCCGCTGCACAACTCGGAGTCCCAGATGAAGATCAAGCTGAAGACCAGGTACGCGGGGCCGCGCGGGTGCTTCGAGCCGGACACCGTTCTCGACCTTCCGCCCGCGGATGCGAAGCTGCTGGTCGATGGCGGATACGCCGTCGACGTGTCGAATGGAACCGCCAACGGCAGCGTCACCACACGCGGCGGCGGGTCCAAGCAGGCCGATGCAGTCTCCGCAAAGCCCGCGGACAAGCCCGCGGACAAGGGTGATGACAAGGGCGATGGCGCGGACAAAGGCGAGGACACCAAGGCCGCCGCGAAGCCCGATGCCGAGAAGCAGGAACGCAAGAAGCCTCTCAACTGACCGCAGCGGGCGCATGCTGAGAAGCGCGCGCCCGTGTTCATGAACGTCCGCCTCAAGTCTGTGTCCGCAGCGGTTACTCTCCCGCTCAGCCTGAGCGAGGCGAAGCTGGCGCTGCGCGTAGACGTGCCCGACGACGATGCGCTCATCGCGGACCTGATTCGCTCGGCTGCCGACTACGTGCAGGACCAGACCTGGTCGTCGCTCTACCTGCAGACCTGGGAGCTCGTGCTCCCCGGATTCCCCGGGTGCGTCGCCTACCGGGACTGCGCCTGCTACTGGCACGCCAGACCCCAGGCCATCCGCCTGCCGCGTCCGCCGGCTGCCAGCATCGTCGCCATCACGTATCGCGACGCCGATGGTGACGCGGTTGTGCTTGATCCTGGTGAGTACCAGTTGTGCACCGCCGATGACGGCGCCTGGGTGGTTCCGGCGTACGGCTCGCAGTGGCCGGCGACGAACTTGGAAGCGCCGGAGCCGGTGGTCATCGAGTACACCGCGGGCTACGACGGATCGACCAGGCCATTCCCCATGCAGGCAAAGCAGGCCGTGCGACTGCTTGTCGGGCACTGGTACGAGAACCGCGAGACGGTGGTCGTTGGAACGATCAACAGCGAGTTGCAAGTCTCCGTCGCGCAGTTGTGCCGGAACCTATCGTTCTGGCGGTTCTGAGCAGGCATGAGCAAGCCCACTGAGCAGGACTGAGCAAGCCCACTGAGCAGGACTGAGCAAGCCCACTGACACGCGACACTGAGGAGCACACCTGTGGCCGACGCATCCCCCATCGGTGATTTCAAGCACCACCAGTCTGGGCTCACGGCGCCGGCCAGGAAGGGCTTCGCCATCACGCCGGACAACACCACCCCCCTGGCCGTCACGCCCCGCGCCATCTACGTTGGTGGCGCAGGAAACATCGTGATCACCGGGCTCGACGGTGTCGACTTCACGCTTGTGGCCGTGCCCGTTGGATCCATCGTCCCCGTCATGCCGTCCCTGGTGAAGGCGACTGGCACGACGGCAACCAACCTGGTCGGCCTCCTGTAATCCGAGGCTCCGCAACCACATGGCGCGCATCGGCCAACTCGATAAGCGGGTCACCCTGCAGCGGCCGGTCGTCGCGACCTCCGCGGCGGGCGCCAGCACCGTCTCGTTCGTCGATGTTGCAGGCACGCCGACTGTCTGGGCGAAGGTTGAGAACCTTCCTGGTGGCGCGGAGCTCGACGAGGCGGGCCGGCTGCAGCCTCGAGCGTTCTGGCGCGTGACCATCAGGCGCCGCAAGGAGATCGATCGCGGGTTCCGATTCATGTACGGTAACCGGGCTCTGCACATTCGTGACATCGGCGACGACAACACCCGTTCTGCCATGCTCGAGTGCATGTGCACGGAGTACCCGCCGTGATCCAGGGTTCAATGCGTATCATCGGGGACAAGGCGCTGTCGCGGTACCTGCAGACGCTCCCCCGCGCAGTTCGCAACAAGATTCTGCGGCCCGCGATGACCTCCGCGGCACGGCCAGTGCGCCAGGCGGCGAAGGCGAACGCGCGAGGTTCGTTCGCCGCGGGATCCAGGCAGCTCGAGAAGACCATCGATATCAAGGTCAAGAGCACCAGGCGTGGAGCCTACGCGGTCATCGGGCCTCGCTCCGACAAGACCGGCGAGCGTGTGAACCTCTTCGGCGTCACCGTCCGGCACATCCCTTCCAAGATCTCGCACCTGGTCGAGGCGGGAGCCGCGCCACATGTGATCATGCTTGGCCGCGGCCGCAAGACAGCCTGGCAGCACCCTGGCACGCCGGCGACGAAGTTCATGGAGCGAGCGTGGAACTCGACATCGTCACAGTCGATGCGGATCATTGAGGCGAAGATCCAAGAGGGGATCGCGAGGCACGCATGAACGATCAGAGGCAGGCCATCCGGGAGGCGCTTCTCGGGACGGCCGAGGTCGCGGCAATCACCACCAGGGTGTACAGCGGCAAGGCGAGCCTGTCCGCTCCGACCCCGTACATCATCATCCGCCTCGCTGGCGTGGAGCGGCCGCGCACGCACGACATGCGAGACACGCCGGGCCGGCGCAAGGCCGACCAGCAGACTTGGGAGGTGGTGTGCGTGGCCGAGGACGGCGACGTCGCGGACGCTCTCGGGGAGGCAGTTGACAACGCCCTCGACGGCAAGACAGTCATCAACGATACAGCGGTCCTATTGTTCGATGACGCATCGGACGTGACGGACTTCAAGCAGGACCAGTCGGGCACGATTCTGCACCAGATGTCTTTGATGTTCCTCGTGAGACGGCGGCCGCAGTAGCGACGAAGGAGTACGCGATGGCTGAGCAGCGAGCATTCCAGACGATTCTCAAGAACGGTTCGACCGTCATCGGCAACCTGCTCTCGGTCGGCTTCCCTGGCATGACGCTCGACGTCAAGCAGACCACCCACCACGGCCTCTCGGACCCCTACCACACCAAGCGCGGCACCATCGGCGATCCCGGAACGATCACCGCGAAGGTCCAGATGACATCGGCGCAGTTCGCCACGCTCTGGGGATACTTCGATCCCGCTGCGAACCCGACCACATGGAGCATCACGTACCCGTTCGGCACGCCGATCGTCGTGTCGTGCTCCGGGTTCCTGAGCCGCATCGGAATTCCGGACGCGGAAGTCGACGGCATCCTCGAGGTGGAGATCGAGATCACCCTCTCCGGCAAGCCCTCTGTGACATAAGCCGTTCTCCGCGGCGAAGCGACACCACCCAAGTTCCCTGGAGCCTCAGCACATGTCCACTCTTTCTGGGTCGATCGACATTCGTGCGGCGCTGCGCCGAACCAACGCCAACGCCCTGAGCATCCCGTCCGAGGACTGCTCGTACGCAATCGCCCAGGCGCTGGCCAACGGGACGGGCGTTAACCAGGCCCAGTACTTCTATTCGCGACGCCTGAGCCTCGCTGGGTCGGCCGCGACACTCGACTTCTACGGTGGTCTCACGGACGGCCTGGGCGCGACGCTCAACTTCGCGACGGTGCGGGCGCTGATCATTCACAACCGTTCGACCACGGCCGGCCAGATCCTGACCATCGGCAACGCCGCCTTCAACCAGTTCGCGGGCTTCCTGGGCGCTGTCGATGACACTGTCATTCTGAGGCCCGGCGGCACCATCGTTCTTCTCGCGCCTCGGGACGGCTATACGGTCACCCAAGCCGGCGCCGACCTGCTGAAGCTCGACCCCGGCGCAAACACATTCGATGTGGATGTGATCATCGTCGGAACGTAAGACCGGAGGCTGTTCGTGGCGTCCGAGTTC